ACCAATGCCATCATCGGCAAAACTGATAATCGGTGCGCTTAGCGTTGCTCCGATACGTGGCTCAAACGTCAGCACGCCTGCCCGGCTCATAAATAGCCTGCCCTGCTCAGCCTGATTAATCTGCTGCAGATAATTCAGCGTGTTGGTGCCTGCTGCGACGTTGTACGAAGCATCGTGACCGAGATTGACGGTTCCGTTGTCCAATGACGTAGTGCCCTGGTAGTCCACTTCTGGCAATGCCAGTACGGTGGCTATGCGTTCGCCCGAGGTTTCCGCACTCGGGTTGAACGCATCCAACTGCGTTTGCGCCAGCAGGTAGAAGTCATCAGCGCACTCGACGGCCACAGTATTGGGGCCAGCCTGGGCGAACTCGTACGAATAGCTAAGCACGTGCCCAACGAACAGATACTCGCCTTCACGCGATAAACGCACTTTGCGTAATGGTGCTAAGCCTGGCTGGCTGTTGGCTGGATCGTAATAGGGGCTGCTGGTGTCGTACGGCCCGAGGATGCCTGTTTCGTCACGCATCACAAATTGCATCGTGCCTGCACCGAACTGATAGTCCGATTTACGCCTGCCACGGTTGTAACTAATCAACGTGGCGAACGCCGTGATGTCCGCAAATTGCGTGGTGCCATCAAGGACATACTGCGTGTTATCAAGCACGCCTTTGGTGGCGCTGTCTAACGTAAATGCGTCAACCTGAAAGCCTGTGTCCAGCTCGAGCAGGTAGTCACCTGATTGAACGACTGACGTAGCCATTAAATCGCAATCTGCAGGTCAAGCGGCCCGGAGCGCCGGTTGTAATCGGTCAAGGCTTCCACGATTTTGTCTCCGAGCGTTGCTTCAGCCACAGCTGCGTTTACAATGATGTTGATTGGTCGGTTGGCTGCGTTTCCCAAGAATCCAGCAAGGCTTTCATTGGTAATGCCTGCGTTGAGGCCGAATAGTCCTTGTGTGCTTTCTACAGCGACAGCCATACCGCCGCCACCCATACCAAGGCCACCGCCACCGCCGCCACCGCCTCCACCACCGCCACCGCCGCCGGTTGGGGCAGGCAATGACACGCCAGCCATCGCTGGGATGCTTGGCACTTGAATCATGCGCTCTACTCGATCAGGGCCAGCCGTCACCGGGGCGCTGCCACTGGCTGTACTACCGCCTCCGCCACCCATGCTGAAACGTGGCAAATTAATGTCGCTGAGTTCACCAATGTTCACACCGGGCAACAGGTTCAGTCCACGAATGACCAGGTTGATCATGCTGACGTAACTGTTTGCGATGCTTTCAAATACGCCAATAATGAAGTTGCCCATTGTCTTGAACGCATTGGTGACGCTGCCAGTCTTAGCGACCAGCACACCGAAGCCTGCTACCAACAGCGCTACCGCTGTCACGACCAGACCGATTGGGTTGGCAGCCATCGCAAGGTTGAGTGCCAATTGGGTCACTGTGATGACCTTCATAACTGCGTTTAGCGCGAGGATTGCACCGGCCAGCGAGCCAATCACTGCCATTACGGCTAGCACTTTGTCGGTGTTGTTTTGTACGTACACAGCGAACTTTTGCAGTACCGGCAGTAGGCGCTCGAGGATAGGCAGGAACGCTGCGCCGATGGATTCTTTGGTTTCGCCAATGGTGAGCGATAGGCGTTTCATCTGGCCTTCAGCGCTGTTGGCAGCTACGGCTGCTGATCCGCCGACCGTGCCAGCCACAGCAGCAAATACCTCGTCCAGTGACGCGCCTTCTTTAATCAAGCTGCGTACTGACGGCAGCAACGTGCCCAGCGCCTTTGTATTGCCTCCGTAAGCCTTGGCAATGGCATCCGTAGCCGTGCCTAGGTCAACGCCTGTAGCGGCTGCGACATCGAGCGCCAGCGTCAAGCCGTCCTGTGCCGAGGTCATCTCGCCGGTCACCTGAACAAGCGATGCCAGGGCTGGGCGTAGCTCATCGTCAGCCACCGCGGCCTGCATCATCGTCTTTTCAATAAACGCCTCAGCGACCTTGACGTTGGCTTCCCCGGCCAGCGTGTTATTGGTAATGGCCTGGGCGAGTAGCGCCTGTGCTTTGGCATCCTCAATAGCTGCCTTGGTTGCGTCACCAATAACGACCGCCAAACCACCAATAGCGGCTGTAGCCGGTAGGGCAGCCTTCTTGAGGGCGAACTGGGCTTTAGCGCCAGCGCCCTCGAGGTTCTTGAACTCGGCAACGGCCTTACTGATGCCCTTGCCGTCAAACTCGCTAATGATGGGGATTGTTACAGCCATTAGCGAGTCAGTCTATTCGTCGTAGCCTTGTTGATTTTTTCAACGACATCTTCAAGGTTCTTGTTGACCTGATCAGCGTGACGCTCATACGAAGGCCACATTAAACGCGACGGAGCACCATACAAACTCGATAGCGCTGATGCCAAGCGATTGGGTGCACCTCGACCAGCCATGTCAAAGATTGTGCCTGCCGGGCTTTTCATCGTCACACTGAACACCGCAAGGCTGTTGCCACGCCTGCGATTACTGAAACGCGCAATGATGCTTTTGCTGACCGCGGATTGTGCCCAGGGCATTAGACGGCCGCCCTTCCAGTTGCGTGACATGCCCGACAACGGCAAATTGACGACCTTGCCTCGAGCATCCTTGACAATCGGATCCACAATCGTCTTAAATTCTTTTTTGATTTCTTTGGCGAGCTCTGGCTCCATGCGTTGCAGTTCGCGCAGCGTCTCTTTTACGCCTACAACGGTTACGGATGTTTCAGCCACGGTTTTGTTGCTTTCTCGCCAGCAGTAACACGGTAGCCAAATCCTCAGAGTCAAACTCAACGTTTGGTGGCCACCATCCGGTTGCCAACAGCAGCTCTGCTAACTGGCGGCGGATGCTGTGGCTTCCGTAGGGTTTGCTTGGGCAGTCTCCACTACCTCAAAGTCCTCAACGGATTGCAGCCAAGTGTCGTAGTCACGACCTTCACGTTTGTTGACGTGCAGTTGGTGCCACGCCATGTACATGATGTCGTCAATGCCGATACCGGACTGTAGATCGCTGGCGCGGCGCTTGAACTTGCGTTCCCACGCAGCAGCCGTTGCGATTGTCGTTGTGACTTGCTCTGTAACCATTTCCGCTGCTGGTGTCTTAAACGACACCTTGATGGTCAGTTTCACGGCACAATGTCCTCTACGAGCACGCCACCGGTAATGGTGATTTCAATTTCGGACAGTTCGCCGAGGGCTGCGTTGAGCACGTCCACCGACTCGAGGTATCCGCCAGTGATCTGAAACTCGGGGTTTGTGGCGCTGATTGCGACACCGTTTTGAGCCTTGCATGCGACGTACACGTTCGCGCCGACCAAGCCGGTCAGGTCAACGTAGGTGCCAGGCGTGCTCGAGTATTCCATCAACAGCGTTGCCGTGACGGTCACGTTGGTGAGGCCACCGGTGTATTGACGACCGGTGTTGCCGAACGACGTTGCGTCAAGCGATTCACGCGACTTGGTGATTACTACCGACTTGCACTGGTCGGTCAGGTCTTTGACACCAGCAAGGTTCGGGCCAATGCCGAATGTTGGGCTGGCAAGGTATGTGGTTGCGTTGGCCATGTAGCGAATCTCCTCTACGTCGAGGGTCGCTGCTTACCCGATGGGCAGTCTAGTCGCGCTATGGGCTTACTTTGGTGCTAATCGTGAGCTCGTAGGCAGGGTAGTCAGCGCCACCATAGGACACGGTTGTGGGCCGTGCATCGGTTAACCCGATTTGTGCTGCGCGTACTAAATCAATGTGATCAAGCAGGCTGTCAAGTGTGCGATTGTCGCCGGTGCCCAGGGCAATTACCACGACACGAAACTCCATGTCGGCAACCACGTTGGTTGCCATCATGATGGTCGGAGCTTCGACTAGCGCGCACGGTGGATTTAGGTTGCGTGGATCGTCAAAGACACGCAGCCCGGTAATCGTCTGCAGTTTGGTTACTAACTGGTCGTAGCCATCCTTGAACATGTTGGACATGTCAGGCCACCTGTGGCTTATTGACTCCGAGCAGGCGCAGAATCTGACCGTAGTTGCCAGTTACCGGGCCGCCAGTTGCTAGTGGGTCAAACGATGCAAAGGCTTCGGTGCTGCCACGCTCACGGTACAGAATCGCTGCGTACTGCACGGTGGCGAGCTTGACATCGCCGCCAGGCACGGTGCTGGGCGAATCAAAGTAGCCAGATTCTTGACGTTTACGGTATGCAAATTGGTTTGCTGCGCTAATTGCCATGTCGGCAACGTCTAAATCTGTTTGGGTTTGGCTAAACGTAAAACCGAGATAATCCTGCAAATCACCCAAGACAATCCATGAGCATGTGACCGAATAGGTGCACGTGCCGGTGGCAGCTGCTCGATCAGCATCATCCGTAGTGAGTGCGAATTGCACCTGGTTGGGGATGATGGTGTCGGTGTCGTATTGGTAATCGCCTTGTTGCGATACGCCGATGAAGTAATACTCGGGCAGCGCAAGGATTTTGTGCGTGCCATTCCACGTGGCATTAATGCCCGACAGCGTTATTGACTGGCCGACCTCAAAATTGTGTGCCTCAAGCAGTTGAACGATGGCAACATTACTGACCACCTGCTTATGGGTGAGCGAGTAAGTTGCCACCGTTCAATGTCACCTGGAGGGAGTGAACTTAGGCGATTTCAACGAACTTGCTGGCATCGAGCATC